ATCTGGTCTGGTTTTGGCTTGCTAGAAGCGTTGTTCTGATTCAGATACCCTTTTACCTTGCTGACGAATTTCGCCCAGTTGTACGGCTTGTTGGCACGAATCTGGCTAGGACAGTTTTTGCCACTCCAGTCGTGATGCTGGTACAGGCTCTGATGGTCAAGGCCTTGTGCTCTCAGCAGCTTCGCAGCCAGCCATGCTGCGTTATCTGTAGCCTTCTCCAGATTACTATCCGGATTGACACAGATTTCGATGGCGATAGTCGTCATATTACCATTACCGTATCCATCACCAGCATGCCATGCTACTTCATTATCTGGGATTGACTGCGTGATCATTTTATCATCTACAGCATAATGCCAGGAAGCCTGCTCCGTAGATCCGCTGTTTTGCAAATATGTTCCGTGGTTCTTAGCTCCAGCTCCTGCCTTAAAATTATCTGTATTGTGGATCGTAACACCACCGTTCTTCGTTCTCTTGATACCGCTTCTTGCCCCGCTATAGATTACTGGTGCTAACATTTTTGTGATATTCATTATTCTTCGTCCTCGCTTTCTTTGTTAATAAGTTTGTCGGCAACAGCTAAGCCGTTGCTCAAAACTTTTGGTACGTTGAATCCCGCTTCAACGAAATTTTCACAGATGGAGCGTGCTTCATTCACAATCAAGCTTGCCAGTACGAACCATCCAAGCAGTGTTGTAATCTGCAAGTCTACACCGATTATCTCACCGATTTCGATCAAGCCCGCTGCAACCATAAATGCAAACGTGATCATGATCCAGTATCCAATCTTTTTAAGTACTCCTTGCCAACCCTTTACTGAATTTTCTTTTTTCATGATTCTTGACTTCATCCAACCTGTTACCCAGTCTGCAATATTAAGTGCAAGGAACAAAGCAAACAGATACCAGTGTTCTCCGAATATCACGCTGATAACTGCTATAACAGTGCCCACAAATGCGTTGTAGTTGTCTGTGATTGTTTGTGCCATATGTTTCATATACCTCATCTCTTTCCGCCATTCTTGGCAATATGTAGGGCGTTTTACACTCTTATACTACTTCGTTAATTCTTCGTGACCTATCTCAACCAGAATTTTTTTCACTCCGGCTTCTAGCGCTTTGGGGACATCAGCAAAATCAAGCTTCCCATCTAAGATACGATATACCAGAAAATTTGCCATTATGCTTCACCTCCTGCCGCCATCAGTATCAAATCTTGAACTGCCTGTGCAGTCACCTCTTGCTTAAGTTTCAATTCTTTTAATTGGCTTTCTGCAGTTTCTTTATATAAAGACAAGAAAGCAACTTCTCCATAATCAGCTGCTTTTACAACTTCACCATCACCGCCATATTCAACTGGCGATACCTCATAATGCAAATCTAATGATACGTAGCTGTCTAAAACCACATATCCATCACAGACAGTTAGTGTTTCACCTGTTGCGGTTTCTACACATAATGTCTCAACATTTTCCTTTTTTGAGAATTCAGAATGAATCTTTTTTAGTGATCTATCAGCAATGAAAGCAAGTTTCACATGATTATCTCCGACATTGAATCCGTCTGTGATCAGCTGATATCTACTGCCATTTTTCAGTTTAATAAATTCCATATCTTAATGCTCCTTTCGTTAGATAGTAGATTTTCCTGTTATATATGTAAGGTGTATATTGACGCCAACATCCTTTACTATTTTTTCAAGAGGGGAAAACAAAATAGTTCCATCCTGTTTAATATTTATCTTTGCGATAATTTTTGTACTACCTACGACTTCGTAAAAATTTAGATCTACTGTCGGGCGAAAAGCTTCCGGAATCATCGACGGCGTAGCTATCGTAGTCTCTCCGTTCGCTGCCAATTCCTTTTGCATATAACCAGCACATTTTAAATAAACAACTTGCCCACTTCTATACATATTGGCCGGAGGAAGATATACCGAATTAGTTAATTGAACAGTATTTCTGTTTAATTCGGTTTTTATATCATCGAATTTCTTTTTACAATATCCGGCACTAGGTACTTTTGCATTGGATGTTGAATCCGTCGTAACGATATCGCTAGGTGTTAATGCGTCAGGTATTGCATAAGGTAAACTATTCCAAGGTGTTACTCCATCCCCCATTTTCATTTTAACGATTCCCTTTCCAACACCTGCATTCGGTATTTCATAACCGATTTCGCGTTCTTTCAAAACCATATTTGATTGTTCCCATTGTGCCTTTGTTCCAGCACGTGGTCTTATTGTATAAAATGGCATTTCTCATTCTCCTCTCTTTAAATCGGATACCCACCGTTTACATCAATGTCTTCTTCGCTCGCTTGTGTGAACGGGTCACCGCCGTCCATATCGAATGTTTCAAGTTGCAGTGCTGATATAGCATCATAACATTGTGCCACTGCATTTTTTACATCCTTTTGAGATTCGTTAGTTTGGTCTATCAAATCATCTAATTTCTCTTTGCTTTTTTCAAAATAAGGATCAACATTACTCGTATACCATGACTTCATAGCACTTAATACTTCTCTTTGCCAATATTCTTCCGGTGGAGAAACTGCAGCTTTGATTTTGTTGGATACATCTACTTGTAGAGCTAATCTGTTAGATGTGATAACGATTTTATTTTCGTCAATCGCTGCCAAAGACAAATATACATCGCCTTCGTTTTCAAACACCCCATCAGGCAACAAAATGTATGTTCCATCATCTTTTTCTTGTATAGGGCATACAACCGGCATATCTGATTTCCAGCTGCTACAGTAACCAGATAACACCATTCCCTTAAATGGATTTGTTTCCGATGTGTCTTTAATAAGCTTAATAAAAAGATTGGCTGAGTGCTGATAACCTACAAGACTGTTTCCGTCAAGCATTATCTCTCTACCAATCTGTTTAATTTGTGTTACTACTATATCCATTTTATCACCTCCTATCCACGTACCTTGTCATTTACATATCTCATGGCATCTGTAGAAATACCCATCAAACTGATATACCTGTCCCTTGATGTGCCATTTCCCATATCTATATGTACTTTTACAAACTTTGCAGGGTCATACGGCGATATTACATAATCGTATCGCCACGTATGGGAATGCAATCCAGAAATAACATTTTTCATAATAACGTAATCAGCGGAAGTAATCGTCCCACTTCGATCTATGTCTAAATAATCATATTCTGCATCAGTCAAAGTGATTTGACCAAGAATGAACTGTTTTATTTTTTCAGTATCTGCAGAGGTATAATTGGGTATGTTTGCGGCATAAGAAGCAGTCAGTCCTTCTGAATTTAAAGACCATCCACCGATATGACCTGATTGTGATTCTATCGAGCCATTCATAACCAGCTTTTTAGAATTCTGATCCACATAGAGTACAAGGCTGTTGTTACCATCGTATACCTTGATTCCACCATTCTTTATTGTCAGACCAAGGATATCTATAATCACCTGCATAGTCTGCATGGAGTTACCGTTGTTTATCGCCTTCGATATAAGCGCAACGATCTGGTCTTCCTGCAATTTCAACTGAGCTTCTCCTAGCCCTTTTGCAATCAACTCAATGCTTTCAGAATTGTTCCGGATAGTCGTTTCTTTCTTATATCCATCCTGCGTAAGTTCAGTCACGTTTTCCTGCATCTGGTTTATCATATCCGTTATTTTACGAGGTTCATTAGACAGTGTAATCGTATTGTTCGACCTTTCTTCATCCAGTAGGTACTTTCGGATTTTTACGATACGGTGTGGTACATCGATGCCTCTGACAGGATCAATGATACAATGCGCTGTCTCTCGAATTTTCACCTTCAAGTCTTTGTACTTATCATCTACCGCGGCAAGGTCTATCATATTGATTGTGTATGATCCAACCGGTGCTGCCAACTCCTGCAGCTTCTTCCTTCCGTCCGCCAGAAGGCTTTCCTTGTTCGTGTATCGCCCATCTATCCATGAGCTCACTATCGGCTTGCCTTTGTAGCCCTGCAGGTCGATATACGGCTTCCCGTCGTTTATATCGGAAAATGTCAAATCATCAGCACCGTAGCAGTAAAGCCTTGTGACAAGCCCTGTGCTACTTTCCTTATATGTGTGGTCCTTCATGTTTAACTCTGGAGTTACATACAATCCGGTGTCTATAGAAGCGTATGGATCTATCACAGTAACGACCTTGCTCAAACAATCAAAATCATACTGCACATCATATACCACCTTGCAGCGCATCAGTACATCGTACCCGTTGCATTTTTCCTTATCCGGTGTGCGTCTGATCGTTCTGACCTCTTCGCCGGTTACCGTCCACCCTGAAGGCTTGATATAATTCAATACATCGCCTATGTTTTTTGTCTGCAGTGCAGCGATATCTGCTGTTTTGAGATAATATGATGCCTTCCAATCATCCATATCCAGTTCGCAGGTAATCGTGGCCTGCGTGATCAGCTTGTTTACACCCTTGATAAGATAGAGGTTATCCTCTGTCCTTACTTCTGCCTCGGTCTTTAAATACGTAAATAACTCTGAATCTGGCGGAACATCAAAAGAGAGCGTTTCTTCGCCCTCTTCGTCCTTTTCTACATATGCGTTCGTGGCTACTGTGATAGGCAGCCATCCGTCTTGTGTCTTGACACTTAACATATGTCACCTCCTATAGATATACTGGGCTGTAATACATCACCACATCAGCGTTTGTGTTACTCACCGTGATGATGTGGTCGCCCGGTCCCAAACTGGGAAACTTGGTAAACATTGCATCAGAATATTTGTTTTTACCATCTTCTGTTATGAGCACACTCTCACCATCCAGGATTATCTTCTTAGCGGTATGGATATTACGTATCGTATATCCTCCTACTGTGATCTCTCCATTGTAATGGGGGGTTATCTCATAGCGGATACCGGCTTTATACGCTCCTTTAATCGTTATCATATTATCGGTACGTGTTAGATTAAAGCGCCGCTCTGAACCTTTCTTTATGACGGATAAAGGGTATGTTATCTCGTAATTACAAGCACCCAAGTGTTTTACTTCTGGTTGGCCAGATAAAATGCAATCGTATCGGTAACCATCTTCTATGTCAATCATAGAGCGTTGTCTCAATTCCTGCAAAAAACGCCCTGGGTTGTCATCGTTATCAAACACAATAACAAGATTCATTGGTTTTGGTTCGATTGATTCAGAAATCATCGTATGCCGGTAGTCTGTAGATTTTATGGTTCGTGAAAGAGAAGGAGGCATATATGTGAATGAAACAAATATACCGCCGTACATTTCCAGTCGTTTTTCATTTATCCTCATATCCTACCTCCATCCGAGCTCTTCCGAAATGTCATTCACAGTGGCGTGCGCAAACTCTTTTCCATTGATATAAAGAGGTACATTAAGCGTAACGGCACCAGCGTTCCCCTTACCATAGATTTTCTGAGCTGTATATTCCTCGTTTTCCTTTGCGGTAAGCACACGTTCGCCTTTATGCAACCGCGCATTGTATCCATCATAAGGGACATAATCAAAACCCGTCGCGTATTGTGAAACCCACTTGCCAGCTTGGTTTGTAGGTCTTTCATAAACCTTGGAATACTTCTCAACATAATTAGTTGTAACAGTAACTTCCTTATCTTCTGGATTCCACCGGTCCCAATGTCCAAACATTTTTGTCCATTTTGAGACAACTTCACCTGTTGAGATATCCACCTTATCTGCTAATTCAGAATGAGCAGACATAAGTTTATCAATACCTTCTTTTTTTGTCTTTTTAGCCGCCTCTACGGATTTTTCGTATTCTTCGTTTGCGCTCTTTATGATTTCTTCTGCTTTTTCTTTGTATTTTCCACCTTCAATAGTTTTTAATTCTTCAGCTTGTCGCACAAGTTCATCACGCTTTCTGCCAGCTGATTTTACGGATTCTTTTTCAAGTTTATTCATTTCTTTAATGGCATTACCTGCCATTTCTGCAGTGATACGAGTGCTGCTAGAATTTAATCTATTTAATATGACTTCTTGTTCAGCCTTATTACTCGACATAGCTTCTACTGCCTCAGTTTTCATCTGATCGTAGAGTTGATCAATACGTTCCTGTTGACTCTTTGTAATCTTACCACCATTATCTTTAATTTCCTTGTAAATACCTGTTATTTGATCTTTCAGGTATTTTGTTTTATCAATCCTGCCCTTGTATCCATCGTTAACTGTTTTCATAATCTCTTTTTGTTCTTCAGAAGTTATTGCAGTGGTAGAATCAAACATTTGTTGATATCTGCTGACAGTTCCTTCTTTTTGTTTTTCAATAGAAGATGTCACTTTATTTGCCATGTCATCAACTTTTCCCGATATCTTTCCGACGCTTTCATCTGTTACTTTTGTAATACCCGTATACATATCCATAGAGAATTGTTGTGCATCGTTTGAAAGTTTAAGATACGATGACAGTTGTTTTTCTGTTTCTTCACTAATTCTAACCGTATGAGCTCCTACAGCGTTTCCAGCCTTATCATAATCAATAACAGTACGGTCAGCGAATAAGTCAATACTAGGAATTACATCTTGTTGCAAATTATCGTATACTGCTTTGCCCGCTAGAGCTAAGCCGCCAATTGCCGCCACAGCCCCTGCCGCAGGCAGTACCAAACCACCAAGTGTGGATACAACACCGGTTAATGCAGTAGTGCCACCAGCAGCTGCAGTTGTCATCCCTGCAGCACCAGCTGTAACTTTCGCCAAACCGCCTGCTGCTGTAGCTCCAGCAGGTGCTAACTTTGATAGTAGCCCACCAAATTTTCCAATAAGACCGCTGCTAGATGCCAGCGAAGATCCCAACTTCCCTATGAGTGGAATGCCTTTGCCTATAAGTTTCGTTGCTCCGGATACAGCAGGTGCCAATTTCGTAAAACCTGTTACTAAAGAACCAGTGATTTTCAGTAATGGGCCAAATGCAGTAACCATAGCTCCTACCTTTACGATAAGCTCCATCGTTTCCGGTTTCATCTTCCCTATTTTCTCCGCAACCTTACCCATGAGGTCAGCAGCCTTTTCTAGCATTGGAGCCATAGCATCTCCTAGCTTCGTAAGTGAATTCTTAGCTTTGTTCAGCGAATTGCTGAATTTCGCACCGGTAGTTTCATTAACACGCTTGAATGCTTCATCTGTTGCGCCTGTAGCATCCTGCATTTTTTTTAATTTCTCAGTGAATACATCATGCTGTGCTCCGCTCAATGCCAGAGCCAAGGTTTGACCTTCAATTGAACCGATATAAGATTGTAATGGTTTGCCACTATCTTTTGCTGCCTTTGTGATGATGTCGATAGTGCCTTGCAGACCTTTTCCCTTGATCATAGCTTCGCCATTTTCGTAGCCGTATTTTTTCATGAGTTCCGCCATACTGTCTGTAGGTGCCATCAATGCCTGGAGGACACCACGCAGCTGTGTAGATACCTCTGCTGCGTTTCCAGTTACGCCGGTAGCTGTGGCCATAACGCCGAATAATTCTTCCTGGCTTACATTCAACTGCTTTGTTAAAGGCACTACTCTTCCGATTGATCCAGCCAACTCCGGGAATGTCGTCTGTCCCAATTTCGCAGTAAGGAAAGCAAGGTCAGAAACCTTCTGGTTCGCGGCTGCCGAAGTATCGCCATATCCCTTCGTTACCGCTGATAAAAGGTTGATACTGTCAGTTACCTCTGCATTACCGGCTTTCGCTCCTTTTGATGCGATTTCCAATATCTTTGCACTGTCTGCGGTATCGCCAAACGCTGAAACGACCTGATATAAGCCATCGCTGATATTGCTTGTTGCCAGTCCTGTATCATTGGATATCTTATAAACATTCTGTTTCAGCTCTTCTGTTCTTTTATTGACCTGTTCTACTGAACCATCCAATAATGTTGACACAAGTCCCATGTTTTTAGATAGATCCATGCTCAGCTTCCCTGCAGCAGTTCCTGCAGCAAGCAGGGGAACTGTAAGTAATTTCGTAGCCTGCCCTCCTACTTTTGACATGTTCTGTCCTACTTTAGCAGTGGATTCAAGCTTCTTTGATATATCCTTTGCCTGAACTACTGCCTCCGCTTTGACACTTTCCATGTCTTTTTTGAAGTTTGCAATGTCAACTTTGATTTTTGTAATCAGAGGTGCCAGTTCAAGGCCTCCCATTAAGCTCATGTCATGACACCTCCTTTGAATGCATGTACTGCTTGCAAGTCTGCAGAAGTCGTCTGCAGTCTGATCAAATCTTTCATGAATTTTCTGCCTGCTTCTGAACGCATATTGTTATACATCCACGCATCTTTTCGATAGAGCAGGAAAAGGCTATACGGCTGCTCCATGACTTCATCAAATGATAGTCTGGTATAATCACTAATGGCTTTCAACTCACCGCTCATAGTTTGATACTTGCCCTCCCACTCCTCCGTACTGAAATACTTTTGAATGATTGCATCACGTATCACAGGATCAGATGGGAGTGGGATTGCTAGTTTGGGTCGTTCAATGCTTTACGTGGAAGCAGGACACATTCTCTGTAGATTCTGGAGATTGCCCCAGCAGGAAAGTCATATACATCCTTCTCTGTGAACTGTTTGCCACCGGTGTTCTTATTCAGAAGCCACAAAACCATTTTCAGTTCGTCTTGCTGTGTCGTATCTTCGTTCGCCTCATACTCAGCAACTTTCTTCATATCACGATAGGAAAGTTCTGGAAGCTTGACTAATTCCCCTTTGATGAGGAAATCTACCGTTCTGTTGGCATATGCTGATAAATCAATTGGTTTCATTCTGTTCCTCCTTCTTCCGGTGTTACCGGTGCATCTTCCATTTCTTCTTCAAACTCACATAGCCAGTCTTTCTTTTTAGCTATTGCATTCAGCTGTGCGTCAATCGTCAATTCCTTCTGACTGAATTCCAACGAGAACCCATTTCCGCCCTGTGCAATGGCGGTAAAGCGCAATTTCTTGCCACCTTTTTTAGTGTGTACGAATCGCACCAACACTGTTTTTAAATCTTTGTTACCACCAAATACGAGCGTTCGTGTCTTCTTTTCTTTATTCTCTGTAAAAACCGCTGTGGAAAGCAACGCAAGCTTAGCCAGCGACCAGCTAATGATACCGGTTTTGATTGCCATGTCTTCACCGATTACAAACCTTGCAACGATTTTTCCGAACCAGTCCTTCACATCGTATATCTCGGGTTTGTATTCCAAGGAAAACCCGCCGGAGCAATGTCCTACATTGTGCTCATCTGTTTCGACTTCTGCATGTGCTGGAATTTCTGTTCCATTAAACTCATACATATATAGCTCACCAGCCCCTAACAGAATTTCTTGTGTTTTTTCTTCCATACCTTACCTCCATAGTAAATTGAAAAGAGTGGGATATTCCCACATGTTCGTTTCTGAATTAAATAGCCATCCACCGCCAGAAACCTGCGCTCTTACAGCATAGTCTCCCATAACGATAGATGGCTGCTGTTCATCTGTGTTCAATGCTTGAATGACCTTTGCACGAATTTCCAAGCATTCTTCCATATTCTCGCTAATCACTCTTACTTCCAACTGGCACTCCTTCACTGTCCCCTCACTGTAAGGTGATATCTTGTAAGTCATAGCAGGGAAAGGACCGTGAGTAAATACCGGAGATACATCCATACCTGTGATGAGTTCCAGATACTCTCTGATTGCATATTCGATCATTACTTACCTCCCAGCGCTTTCAGAACCTTAGCCTTGTTTTCATCCCTTGCAGGTTCTAAAAAAGACCGTGGTTTCATACCATCAGTCTTATAAAACTTCTTTCCCTTTTTCCCATACACGATGACCACCTTCCCCTCAAATGTCGGATGTTTCGTCCCGGCGTATCCATCTACCGGAACATACCACGGTGTTTTTCTTCCATCTCCGTCTTTCGCATGAACACCGGTTCCTTTTTCAATATATGGTGCGTAATCCAGATTACTGTAGATACGCCCTGTGATGTCTTTCGTAGTTACTGAAACATCATGAGTTATTGAAGCTCTGAGATGTCCATAGTCCACTATATCAGCACAGTTTATTTTAGCTACACGTTCAATAATAAGACAGCCACGCTCAACATTATGTTCCATCTCTTTCAGCATCTGCAAGGTAACGTTATCAACAGATTTGCAAAATTCTCTATTGTCATCATCCATACAGATCTATCCTTTTCAGTATGAGCGTAGTCTGTCTTCCGGAAGTGTCAAAATCCTGTACCTCATAATGCTGCGTATCTATGTCAATCCGATATTCTTTACCATCAATGAATACCTTAGACATCGTGATACCGCTGTGTGTGCTGTCCTGATACTTGACTGTTCCCGTGTTTTTGAAACTGTTATTTTTGTAAATAGCCACCATGATACGACCAACAGATACATAGTTATCATGCTTTGCTCCAGATTGTCCTTTTTTATACTCATTGATAAGTAATTCTGCAGGAATCATATCTGTGAATATGCTCATGGTAAGTTCCTGTACTTCATCAGCTTACGCCTGATAGACTTTGGTATATTGTCCATATACGTTTCACTTGTTCCTGCTTTAGAGCTGCTAACAATCCCTTCAGCGCCTGTGAGATTCAATCTCACAACACATAAGTCTGTGATGGGTGTAACCAAAGTTTCCGGAAGTTCTTCATCAACGTCCGAGTTAATGTAATCTCTCACATCATTCAAAGCATCATCGATGGTATCATCCATGTAGGATGCATCAATGTGTTTACACTGCGGTTTAAGCAACAATTTTGTTTTCACCTTATCTTTAATCTCCATAACTTCCCTCCTTAAGAAGGGGAGCACTTAGGCTCCTACTGCTGGTGTTGATTTGAATTTTGCAATTACGACTTTCGATTCATTAGTCAGTGCTACACCATAATGCTCTGTTGCAGAAGGTGTCGTCTTTGAAGCCAGTGCATCTCTTGTACTTTCTACCAACACAGAGCGCTTCATATAAATAGTGAGAGCTGGTGCATCATCCTCTGTTTCTGCTGTCTGCGTCTGTTTTACAATAGGATTAAAATATACACCACTTGCTAATTTTACACGGTTAGAAACAACTACTTCACATCCTGCAATCATCCCGATGGCACCGGTCATCATCAGATCCATGTTATATTTATTCTTATCCAGAAAATCTGGATCCTTACGAATCTGTGTCAGCTGTTTTGAATGGATGAACAGCACTTTCCTAGACTGTTCCTCTTCTGTGAATAGATCTGTAGCATCAACCACGCCATTGTAATTGATGATACCCGCAGAGCCATCATATACAAGCTTAGAAGTCTGTAATGCGTCAGCACAATCTGCATCGATTTTGGAAGCAATAGCCATAAGGATTTGTTTCTGTGCTTCAGCTGCTGGATTGCCGTAGCCGGACAATACAGCTTCGTCGGTGATCTCTACTGCCTTTCCGATTTTTTTGATGGTGAACTGAGTTGTGCTTGTCTGTAACTTAGCAGTTCCCATTTTTGCACCCTCGGCAATCTCTGCAGCATCACCGATATAAGCATATCTAGGTACTGTGATTTTGTTACCAGGTACTCCAGCCAGAGTATTGTCGATTGCTGCCAATGGTTTAAACATCAGTTTCGTAGGCAGCTTTGCGGAAATCATATCCGCCATTACCTGAGGGACAATCAAGTCCGACAGCATAGTTGTTTCATTTTCCATTATTCATTTCCTCCTGCTAATTGATCATATAATTCTTTGTTTTCAGTAAATAGTTTTGCTCTTTCGCTGTATCCCATTTTGTCAAACTGTTCTTTCGTTACTCCGCCTGACCTACCATCGGGATTATTAAGTTTGTTTCCAGCTTTACCGTTACCAAACTGATCCTTGTATATCTCTTTAAGTACTTTCACTTGCTCATCAAGTCCTGTTACAGAACCGTCATTACTCAGCTTTAACTTTGTACGATCGATCTTACCACTCAATAAATCCGGATGAATTGCATTCGCTAATGCTTTTTCGATTGCTGTGTCAAACTTCATATTAGCGATTTCAGCATCATGTTCCTTCTTTGCCTTTTTATTCGCTTCCTGAGCAGCCTCCAATTGATTTTTTAGGTCTTCGACAGAACCGTCTTTTTTCAAATCCTCCAGCTGTTTATCACGAGCTTTTACATCCTTGGCAAGCTGTACCTTGGCATCGACAACAGTGTTGTACTCATCTTTGGATACAACATTGTCCGGCGCCTGTTTGTTGATTTCCTTGATAGCCTCCGTAAGATTCAGCTTGCCATCCTCTCCTGTGTGCTTCTCAAGAATCGTTTTAATCCATTCCATGCATTACCTCCATAGCATTTATATACCGCTCGCTTGCGGTTCGTAGGTCTACCTATACCTGGCAGTAGGTAAAATAAAAACACGGTTCTCCGTGTCATTTCAGATGATTGCAAAAATACGGCAGCTTTCGCTGCGGTGGGTCCTTCATATAGCTCACCTCTCTTTCAGTCTTTCCACAAAAAATGCAGGTCCGCTGTATCTTCTGCGTCCTGCACATCAATCTGTTATCGTAGTATTCATCCTTTATCATTTCTGCATAAACATGTTGACATCTATTCCCTATCTTTTTCCATCTCATCATACTGCTCTTGTGTGATCTTACCAGCGGCCAGTAATTTATCATACCTATCTTTCCTCATGACTTTAGCAAGCCGCAAGTCTTCATCAGTAAGTTCAACTTTTCCAATGACTTTAGGCATCAAGGGTTCGTATAGCTTCATTCTATTGTACTCATCAATATTTTTATTGCTCATTTTTTTCGACCTCCACAAGATCAATATATGTTTTTCCGTTTAACTTTTCTATGTTGACAGATTCAAATTCCGTATCTCGCATAAACAAGATTTCATTTTCCTCAGGATTGACACTTCTTATATCTCTCCCGTTTTTTGAGTAAATCGTTATCTGTACTTCTTCATCTTCATTATATACCTCATTCATTGAAGATGAAATATATTCTTTGTATTTAACTTTGTTTCCTACCTCATGCATTTCTATAAATTTTTTTCTGTCTTCATCGTGCAGAAAGTTAAGCGACCGGTTTACTACTCCTTGTATAGCAGGTATTTTGTATAAGGCTTTATCAAGGTTATTGATCCACTTTTCATCACTCTCTGATAGATCATACCCATTTCTCAACTTATCGTTCAGCACATAAGCATCCGGGCTTACATATTTGACGATTGCAGCATTCTCAGCTTCCGTCAATTTTGGTGTTTCATCATCCAACACTGGAAGCCATGTACATCTGCATCCTGGGTGGCACGGAAGAATTGGTGCTTTATCGATATCGTATTCTTTCTTATGGTTTGCTCCGCATATCTCACAAGTCCGTTCATCCTCAGCGGCCCACCATTGCACCTTTTCGACACCTGCATCTCTATAACCACGCAATGCGCTGCGGTTCATATAATTGATCGTTTCTGTTCTTACAAGTCTGTGAGCGTCATTAAACGAGCGCTGCATCGCATTAGACAGACCAACTGCCATCTCGGTTACGGTCTTACCAGTAGAAATGCCATCATTCACGATTCCGTTAAGCGCTTGTTCCAGATTGCCCATTTTCTGCCACAACGATTTGCTAAAGAAAGATCCACGCCAAGGAGCACGAAGCATCTGTTCCATGACCTTATCGTTTGGTGTAAAATTTTTTCCTAATCCTAACGCTTCTACAATATTACCATAAACCTTTTTACCGGCTTCTTTCATTCTGCTAGATTGTGACTTTTCTATCTCAGCACCCAATTTTTCAATTCTTTTGAATATCTCTCCCTGCTGTCCCAGGAGTTTATTAAAACGATACATTTCACTTCTGGTAAGCATTCCGCTGCTTTCCGCCTTTTCTGCAAGTTCATAGAGCTCTTTTTTAATCGTTGTAGAGGTCCTATCATACATACGCAGAAGGTCGATGTTTTGCTCTTCCGCACTATTGTAAGTCTTCCATGTTTCCTTCGCTATTCGGTTTTCCCAATATTCGCTATTCTGGTATGGTTTACTATTCGCCATCTTCTACACCAGGCACCTTGTCCCTAAATGGCATATTTTCTTGCAATGCGCCTTTCTCCTTCTCGACATCATCAACCCATGAGCACTTAGACAGCCACGTATCATCAGACAATCCGAGATTTTTAGCAATCTGGCAGTTCTGCAGGTTTTCAGTCTGATTGATTTTCATATCAGTATTGAGCATAAATTTAATATCAGCTGGTGATTCATTTATATCCAGATACCTATTTACGAAATAAATCAATTCTTCAAAGCCAAAAGTGAACTGAGTGCTCATTGCGCCCGCTTTAAGATCAAGTGACATATACATGAATGATAAAGCTACGCCAGACGGACTATTCCCGAATTTATCAAGATCCTTTATTACTCCTTGTCCAGCCTCAATAATATCTCTTTTAAGCTGTTCGCAGTGTTCTTTTATTGCGGTTATGTCGGTGTTCGCCGATATTGCTTCCAGCCCACTATCCTCATCGTCATCTCCATCCAACTGTAAGATACGGTTTTTGATTTTTTCTCTGATTACGGATTCACTGTCGGGCTTATACCCTTTCACAACATACAACAGGTTACGCACATCCTCCACATAGTCCGCTGCCTCGCTTCTGGCCTTGTCATATCCGTCTATCAGTGATTTCACAAACTTAATATCCGGCAGCTCAATGAAATTATTCTTAAATGGGATAAAAGGAACTTTTCCCCACGAACACCATTCTCCGTGATCTATAAAGTGGCTCACTGTACGATCATCAGCATCATGGTTTCCTTTGTAGTCCAGATATAATTCTTTATCCTGTTGAATATAGCATGTTACCCCTTCCGCAGTCCAGTATTCGATATGCTGCCTTATCTTTTGCATGTCATTATCCTTATACTCTTCATCATAAAAATAGATAACTGCCTTTAATTCCTCATGCTCGCCATCCGTCCAAATCGGTATAATTTGCTCACATGGAGCAACTTGCAACTTGAATTTTCCATCTGGCGCTATGTATGGGTGCAACCATCCTATCCCCTTATTAGATGCTTCATATCCCAATAAAGATAATTTATACTTAAATCGTTTGCCTAACTGCTCCTGAACTTTGCGGAGGTACAACTTATCGTCACACGATAGCGTATACTCTTTAGAAAAAAGATAAGATACTTTCTCGTCTACCATGTTCTTATACATTGCATGAGAATATTTGTTATTGGCCTGGTTGATATTTGGAATCATTTCGCCCGTTTTCTTATCAATATAGTAATTCTTCTTTTCCGTTTTGATATCATTATCAACAAGATAGTATTTTTGTCCAGCCATCATCAAACGGCGCTGCTCTCCACCTAAAAATGCTGTATACCTACGCTGTATTTGCTCTGGTATACTTTGTGATGATCTTATTGCTTCCATTCCAGCTTTAACACCTCTTTTCAACCTTTTAAATATCTTCATTGCCATTTCACCTCTTTGCGTATGATTGTATAACAGAAGTAACGCACCGCATCCATACAGTGGTCATGCTCTTTTACAGGCTTATCTTCGCCCTGTTCAGATGCTTTTCCATCCCATACATAACTTGCAAACTCCTTAATTGTATTTTTACAGCATTCCATGAATTTGATTTTTTCTATATTCAGCATGGATCCAGTAAATCGGATGCCGTTTTCAACATCATTCTTACCTTTTTTTACATAGAGTCCTCGCTTTCTCAGTTCCGCCTTAAATGATGCTGCTGAAGGGTCAAGTATAATTGCTTCAACCTCAATACCATCAAGAAACTTCTCCAAGTCATCCGCATACTCCCCATCAGTTTTCTGCTTTTGCTCATCTCTTCCGGAGTAATAGTATTCTTTTAAACAGACCCATGTACCGTCCACACACTTTTGCCACAAAAGAAAAACGGTCGCATTTTGCGTACCGTAATCACAGCTGGCATAATATTTAGATAACATGATATCTTCGATTTTATCCAATACATGCTTGGTTTTATCAAACATATCATAAATAACACCTTCTGCTACGACCCATTTGCCGAGGATGTAGCGCTTGTAAAATACGCCTTTCCATTGGGATGCATACCTGGCTTTTATTGCCTCAGATAAGCTAAAATTATCATCCATCGTGAAATGCATATAAATCAATCTTTTCTTTTTACGCTCGTCTATCCAATTTATTTTGAACCAATGATATGGCCCAGCAGGATTGCAATTAAACCAGAACTTACTACCATCCACAGAACATCGCGCGGTAGCTTGATTTACAAAAGATTCCGGCATCAAGGCAACCTCATCGCAGAATAAACCTGCCAGCGTGATCCCCTGTATCAAATCCTGTGATCTTTCGTCCTTTCCACCAAAAATGTAGAAATAATTTTCAACGCCATTCTTTGTGATTTCCAGAAGGTTGTCTGCCCTATGGTCTTTCACTTTATACCCACGACTTCGTAGCATCAATTTTAACAATGTCAGCACATTCCTTCGAAATGACCCAATGGTCTTTCCACACATCCCGAAGTTTTGCCCTGTGAATGTTTCCATCGCCCAGAGGACAAAAGATAACGACATGACCAAGGTTTTGCCTGAACGTATAGCTCCATCAGCAATAATTCCATCCATGTCTTTTGTTCTTGAGTCTGTCCACCATTTAAGGACCTTTAACTGTTTTATGCTGAAAGGCTTGAATTTAAATACGGCTTTATATTTCTTCATCAGACCACTCGCCTATTTCGGCACCCTTTATAGCATCAAGGAAACCATCATCCTCGATTATTTCCTCTTCTTGGTTATCTGCTTTCAGCTTATCCGTCTGCGCTCTTAACTGCTCAAGCTGTGCTTTCTGTAAGTCCGTAGCTTCGCTATAATGCTTATCCAGCCACTTTAATGCGAACTCTTTTCTGACAAGTTTTATAGAGCAGCCGTCCTTGCCTTTTTTTACCTCTTGGATAAGTGTGCCGTCTACTTCTGAGCTGTCAAGGAAATCAACATAGTTGTATTCTAACCCTGTTTCCTCGTTTATCCGTCTGCCAAAAGAAAGAAAGTCTGTTACATCTGAATAAGCAATATCCATCATTTTCTGGAAGAAATCCTCAGCTGTGTACATGGCCTGCTTTATCTTAGCGTCCTTGATTGCTTGGATATGCTCTTGTATCTTAGTATTTCTCAGTAGCATGCTTCCGTTTGTCATCGCTGTTGTATAATCACAATCATACACCTTGCGGTATGCTTTTGTCGCATTAAACCATCTTACATAATATAGACAAAAAAGGCGCTGTCTCTCGGTCAGCTCCTCATTGTTCAGTGTTTCTATTTCCTCCGGCAGTAACTCTGTTTTGGGTGGTCCTTTGTCTCTATTTGCAACTGCAACCTTGTTTGCAACTTTTTTTCTGTTTGGTTGCAACTTTTCTTTCTTCCATATGCGACTTGCTAATGATTTTATGGAGGATTCTTTTATACCGGTTATCTCTGATATTTCTCGGTACTTCTTACCTTGCAGCCATAGTTCTTTTGCCTTCTGCTTGGTTTCTTCGTCAATAACCGCCATATGATCTCTCCTTTCATTTTGCTTTATTATAATTCCAATGACTGCTTGTACTGTATCCTGCTGTATTTTCAGTTCGCCTGCGTGTATTTTCTTTATCCAACGCCTTACATTCTGCCTTGTACCATTCGCACGCTCCGTGGCATCCTGGATGGCGTTTAGGGCAGTCTTTACATACTGTGATCATCCTCTAGCACCTCGTATGTCTTTTTAAAGATATCTGGCTTACATGGGTAAAACTCCCCATGAACACCCTTAATGATGAAATCACCTGCTTTAGCTAAATGATTACCCTCTAGTGTATGTATTACAATACCATTTTTCTTCCAAACCATTCTCATGTAATCATCGAATGGGTTATCGTCCTCTGGAAAGCCTCTTGGTATCTGCACAGTCTGTCCCATGAAGTTTAAGCATTCAGTTACAGACTTATAGCTCAAATCTTTTAAATGGTATGCTTCCACCACGACCGGTTTCTTTCTTACTTTCATGTATATCATTCCTTTCTGGGTAATAGAAAAGCACGTTTTCTCCTGTATCCCTTATAACGGGCAGTTCTACGTGCTTTGTTTAACAGGCGTTCGGTTAATAGCATACGTCTATGCATCCTTAGCCTCTATAGAGTTATCTGTGCCACATTGTTAAGAGGTGCGATAACTACGTTTTAATTTTAAAGCGCCCTTTTCAGACGCTTTACGCTGGTAAGTCCGCTTAGGATTCCTTACCGCTTTTTCTTTTGGTTATTCCGCCACCAGGGCAACCAATATATCTAACAGGTATTCTCATTAGTATGAGGTCCTTCCCTGTTTTGATATTTTTTTAATTGTGACATACCGCCGTTAAGCCGTACCTACCCACGCATATGCCACTGGCGATTATTTGTACGAACAATCACCTTTAGGAAAGGTTGTTTAGCGATGCGTGCGTACACTTACATCGCAGGCCGTTTTTTTTGAACAAGAAGTATCTTCCTGTTCTTTCCATGCTATCATAATATCACGGAAAACCCTTTACTCAGTAAAGACTTTTATTTTTTCAACTGGCTTAGGACTGCTCTATTCATATCTGAATACATAGTAGGCTTACTTCGATTATGATTATACGCTATATCATCATGCTTTTTGTTTCTATCAATGTAACACTCTGTAATCATGTCGACCACCTCACCGTCAGCAATATTATTCAGCACTTTGTTAACAATCACTGTGTCGTACAGTAATGCAGCTCTCTCCAATAAAAGCTCATCCTTCTTTTCAACCAGATAGTGATCCCATACATGACTTGGGTCACCGGCATTCTCCATGATGACATCCTTCATCACGACTGAGCTTACTCCATACATGTCATTCATTATCTCATCATACTTCAACCGATTCGCTTCTATCTTAGACAAGTTTCTATGATAGTTCCGGCATTTGTTATAAAAGTCCTTGCAGATTTCTTTATCTTTCCGCTTCTCTTTCTTCGATTTCATCAATACACCTCTTCCAGATACTGCTGCAGCTCCTCTGCTGTGTAGAATAACAATAGGAGATTGGCTTCATGCAGAACATAAGCATCATAACCATTCACCCTTACTTTGTCGATTTCCACTTTATACTTTTTGGACAATAATGTCGTATACCTCATTCATTTCCCTCCTGTTCATCGCTCCATACAGGTTCGACATAAACAGCACCACCACATCCATAATGGTCAAGGCAGCATATTTTTATATACAGCACCAACAGCCTAGTCTGAAAGCTATTCGGATTTCTGACTACATAGCTTTTTGATATTTGATTTTCGTTATCGTCCTCCGCATAAATACGATATTTAATCACCATCATCACTCCAGTCTAACGATTGCCCACACTTATGACAGAAATTCAAACTATTCACGTTACACTTATTGGCAATGACTGTCTTACATTTCGGGCAGTATGTATGACCTGCTGCGTGCTTAGCAGGTTTGATTCCTGATGCACGTTCAACTAATGATTCCAGTGTCTCCAATCGCTTGATATTCTCTTTGCAATTTTTTTCTATTTCACATGCTGGCTCATATTTCAGTACGCTCCATAATTCGCCATATGCTTTCTGATAATCATTCATTCAGACTGTCCTCCAACTGCTTCCTGATAGATTCTATCTCTTTCTTGATGTATGCCGGTTCCTGATCATTCCAATTCAGCATATCGAGCATGTCATGTCGAATCGTGATAGCATACCCTGGACCATAACCATAGCTGAACCAGAAATTGATTTCTTTGTAAGGTGTCTTTTTGTACGCTCTCAGCTCACCACTCTGGTTTCTCGCAGCATAGCGATAGCCTGCAGCGTATAATTCTTCTAAATCACTTAACTTCGCTTGTAGAGCTTTACGCTCCTGCTCGCTCATTTTCTTTTTCATTCTTCGCCTTCTTTCGATTCAATGGACACCAGTGTGGTGCCCGTGTAATGATGGGTTTATCTGGATGCCCGTAACATACGAAATCATTGACTGCATATTTGCGTGCACTCATATGGTCACAATAATACATCATGCGTCCTTTATGCTCACCGTGGATTTTAAAGTATTTGCAGTTAATGCACTTCTTCATACATATTTCCTCGCCGTGACGCTTCCAGGAACTCTATGAGAGCTTCTTTTATAACTTCTGAAGATGTTTCCTCCAGTTTACTTATTTCAGCCGTAGAGGGCTTCTTTAACACCTCATACACTTCCCATTGATTCATGGTCTTACCTCACTAATGACCTGATTATTCTTATTGTAGGTGATAGGGATATAGCCTGTTGGCCCACTTCGGTTCTTTTCCAACACTAGAGAATAACCGTCATCATCCTGCCATACAAACAGAATCTTGCTCGCGCTCTGTTCGATTTCTCCACTATCCCGCAGCATTGACAGTTTTGGTTTTCCTGATGTTTTAGTGGCATCACGGTTCAGCTGACATAATCCTATGATCGTACAGTTATAATCTAAGCTGATCTTGCGTAGCTCCTTTGCAATTTCTGTCATACGTTCATATGAGTTTCTTGCTCGAGAACCAATAAGCCCAATGTGATCAATAATTACAATGATATGCCTTTTCCCATCATGACTGGCGACCATCGACCGGATAGAATCTATAGACTGGCTCTTGTCAACAACCTCGATAGAACGCTGTGCTATTGAATTGACAGCTCTATTCACATCATTTACCTCTATCTCTGACATTCTTTTGTATGATGCTATGTAGTTTTGGTCAAGTCCGCAGTTAATGGATATCAGCCTCTGATGGAGCTCTTGCGGGACCATTTCCAGATTGAAATACAGGCAATCATATCTCCATGACAGATCATTCAACAGGTTCAATGCAAATCCGGATTTACCTGAACCAGTCGCACCTGCGATAACCATAAAATCATTTTCTTTCAGCCTCAATAAAGAGCCCAACTGCTGATATTTCTTGAAGTAGATGCTTTTCTTATCATCTCTGCATGATTCTAAAAGCTTCTCTGAATCCAGTTTGTAAGACTCTGCAGTATCTAATGTGCATACTTTCTGATATACTGCGTTGTATTCGTCCAAGCTGATACTGTGTTCTTTCAGTTTATCTGATATCTCAACTATTTTACGCTCCTTGAATTTATCAATCACAACACGCTGTATACGCTTGAAATTTTTTATATCTCCTGAATAAGGGATGTCTGAGCACCTTGCATAAAGGTCGATATCAAATCCTGGATAATCGAGCAATGCTTCAATCGTTATGAAGCCGTTTTTCTTGTAGTAATCAAGCATAGCCTTGAAAATATTTTGATATGGTCCTACGAAATGTTCCGGTTCTAAAATAGAAACTGCAAATAACTCATTGTAGACGGAAAGCATACCGATTGCAGTTGCTTGCGCTTCAATCATTGAACTGGTGTTCATAACATTTCCTCCAATCAACCGTTATTAGATTGCATGGAAGCGGAGGTTTCTCATTCTCCGCAATCCACGCATTTAATTTCTTCATGACTTTCTTGTAGTCCTGATCATGCATAATACTATACCAAGCCTTACAGACTTCTTTAAGGTTTCTACCATACATGAAATTAGGATAAATATTCAGAATCGTATTTATGACCTGTGTCATCTCTTCTTTCGTCATTACCAATCACCTGCCTTTATTTCTCTTGATGAAGATGTGTTATACTCATCAACCTCATCATTCCATCGCTCTCCATTCAGCCATGTAGTAGGATAAGGGATATACTGACCATTATTTTTTAACCAGTCAGCTGATGTGACCTGTCTTTCTAACCCATCCATGATGGACTTATAGATCTGTTCGTTTTTACATACACTGAGGAATTTTATATGAGACTTTTTCTTGTCTCTTTTCTTAGGATACGCTTTCCAAAATTCATTGAATGCATTTTCTCTATCGAATGCATTTTCCAACATCACACCACTATTTTGAGTATCGCAATCAGACGCACTTTGCGCAATTTGCGCATAAGTATTTAAAGTATTATATTCTTTTATATTATTCGTTGTTGCCCTTTTGTGTGCCCTCATCATTGATTCTGGTGTGTCCTCATGTGTGCCCTTCATACATTCAGATGCATTCATTTTATTGATAAACAAGGGGTTTTCATCACATCCGAGGTGTGCCTCATACTGTGCCCTATTTTCATTCCGAGGCGTGCCTTTTTGTGTGCCCTGTTTTTCGTCGCAATTTTGGTATTTATCATAGTTCAATACGACGATAATGCTGTTCATTTTTGCCGGTTTATAGATGATAGCTTCTGCCTTTTCCAAGCGTGATAACCCACCTCTTACCTGTTTATCCGTGAGTCCTGTTTCATGTGACAATCTGCGAATCGATGTTAAAAATGTGCCACGTTTTATCAGTGTGCCATGACTCTCTTTATCCCTCCAATTCGCCTTTATAAGGCAGTGGATGAACAATACTTTTGCCGACACATCTGTATACCATTCACATCGTCCAAATTTACGGAACAGGTATACATAGGATCCGTTTTCCATAATGCATCACCTTTTCAAAAGGAGTTTTCTATCGACTAGATTTTTAAACTCTTTGATTTGAATTTCTCCTGTATCCATGACAGTGATTAGACCAGCTTCTGACAACAATTTGATAGATTTTTTTACAATATGCAACCGAGTGCTTGTAATTTCTGCTAATTTCTTCTCATCATACGGTATTAGTGAGTCACCAATATAACGGACAAGCACCCCTTGATTTCGTAATGATTTTAGACATAATTTGAGATAAAACAGGCAGCATTCTTTTCCATCTTTTTGCTCTTCTATCCATGAAATAGCATCATCTTGAAAGAAGTCTTCCTTTAATTTTATCCAGTAGTATCGTTTTGTTTCTGCCATCTATTACTCCTGTGAAAGCGCGTATTTAATATGCTTTTCTTCTGCTTGCATTTCTGCCAGATGGTGAACCAGAGTGTTTATGTTCTCTTCCATCTTCGTAGCTATCTCTACCGTTTTCGCATACATATCCTCACGGCCGTATAAATCAGCCATGAAGTCTGTAGCAAAGTCGATATGAATATCCTTGCCTGCTTTAATGCTGTATCCCTGTTCGTATTTTGTAACATCGTCAAATAATTCCACGCCGATACGCACAGTGTTATTGCTGTAGTCTAAATTAAGCTTCATTTCTCTTTCCCTCCCTGATGATGTCGTTTCTTTCATCTGATTCAAATTCCGCTTCCTCACCGTTTGTGAACCAGTTTACGTTATGATCGGATATTTCTATCCAGTGCATCTTAACGCCTTGCTGTGAGTCTGTTTCGGGCCATCCTGGACGTATTTCATACCGTACCATCATTTGTTCATTGGTAATCGCCAACACGACGCATTCCAAAGGAAGCCACATGCTCCCGTTATAATACAGAAAGTAAATCGGCGTTTCGCAGCTCATGATATCCAGTATGAACTCTGAACCGTCTTTAGCTATGCTTTCACTTACTCTATACATAAGAATGCCTCCTTAAATGCTGAAAACTCTGCTTCCGGTGCTAACAATTCTGCAATTCTTTCTAGTGTCGCATCATCCAACCTTCTACAGTAGCGTTCTACCATCCAATAGGTAAATACATTCACTCCCACTTTATGCGCTGTATCGCGCAGGGAAAGCCCCTGAATGAGTCGTTTTCTTTTTAAAATCGGATATGTGTTCTTTCGCTCAACATCTGAAACATTTTCAATATTAAGTATCAGACAGATTTGTGTGATGACACCGATTGCAAATTCACTAGTATTATCTTCCAGCGCTTTATACTGCTTCCTGGTAATGCCTAATAATTTAGCCATTGATTTTCTAGAGATACCGAACTCTTTTCTTCTCTGCTTGATTGTCATACCTACCAGCCTTTCTTCAACATCTGTAATGATGTGTCATACAATTCTTCTAAATCGCTATCGGATAATTCGAGCATCATTTTATTGATGTAATTGATCCGGTCTTCTCTGGTAGCAGGCTTGTAATCCTTGCTCTTACGATACTTTTCATTCAATGCGTTTATCTGCTCGTTCGTCATGCCTGATAGCTCCCTTCATTTTCCGGAATCCCCATAGCTTTTCCATAACCCAAGTAAAAGGCAAGGTCAAATATATCCGTCGGATCCATTGCACCATCTATAATTTCTAGTGCTTCATCCAGCGTGCAATCATTTTCGGGTAAGATATGAGCCTTAACTTTATCCGCATATTTGCGCAAGCCATTGTTGAGGTTCTCTACCTTTGCATCGTCAGATAAGTTTGTAGATGCTTCTGATTCAATCAGTTTACAGATAGCACAAGCAAAACCATCCTCTCTTGCTGCTCTAACATCGTCAGCAAGGCGATATACAAGTTCGTCATTCTGCTCTCGTGTTAAAGGTAGATTTCTAATAAATTCACTCGTCGCTTTGAACTGCTGCTTGATTTTCTCATTGTATTCTGGAAGTTCAATAATGACATCATCAATATTTTGCATTGGGCACCTCCATAATCAACTCTTGATATTTGTTTCTTAGACGATCAAGCGCATCGCGCTGGATATTCAAAACTGAATAAAGGGCTTCGTCAATAGTTTCCTCGTTATTGTATAAATAGCCTTTGATGCCATCCTTCACTACCATTAAAAGCGATATGGACATTTTCAAAGTAATGATTTCATCCTCTAAGTCAAGTATTTCAATTTTCTTCATGATCGCAGCTCCTTAGGAGTCACCTGAACAAAATAATCATCCGGGTCTTCTCCATTTTTTCGTAATTCTTCTCTTGAATCCTCAATTCTCGCGATTAGTTCATCCTGTGTTTCCCCGGTGATTTCCATCATGTCCTGCAGGCTGAAATATTCATGTTCACCAGTTACATTGGAAAACGCCATTCTTAAACCGTTGTAAATCATTGTGTAAGAGAATCCGTGTTTCTCGCCATCTTTGATAAGCCCACTAATTTTCAAACGAGTATAGCCATACTTACCGTACTTGGAAAGCAACTTATTCAGTACATCATTTCTGGTCATGAGAGTACCTCCTCACACAATTTATGTGTTCTTGTTATGACGGGTTCACAATCAAAAATGACTGATTCCATATCAGATTTAACCTTGCGATATTTTGCGTATGTCACAATTCTGCCATCCTGATATGCAAGCGACATGTTTGCATACATCGTCCGCCCGTATCCCTTCATATATGACCTGGCAACTTGGTATCCAGCTTTTGCATACTCCCAAATCTGATAAAACATTTCATCAAGTTCCTTCATCCACATACGGTGACGAGGCCGCTTATCAAGAACTGAAAGGCGTGGAGAACAGACATAGTCATAATTACTAAAGATGTAATTACCAAGTTTCATAAGTTCAAAACTTGTTAATCCATCATTCCCCAATAAAACTTCTTTCATAATCTCTGATGATACACCAGCTCCATGAGCCAAAGCATCAATGCACCACCATCCATCCTTATGTTCTGCCATGAGGTTCGGATATTTACATGCGCTCATTCTTCCACCTCCTCGAAAAGTGGATTCTCATGTCTAATCAGACACTTTGTATAATAGGCGATGCAGTATACACATGCTGAAATGCTTATGATATCGGTTAAAATACGCATATTTATATTCATTTTCCATTTCCTCCTTGAATATCCAGGAGGTCCCTTGGTATAATATACTCGTGATAGAGTATGGAGGGACCTCCTCCGGATGTTTGGTGATTGCCGTCATTGAACATCCTTTTTCTTTTTACCCTGATGAAAATAATCTTTTACGATTGCTACTGGCAGCACACCTCTTCGGGGCAACCGGTTCTCATCAATCTCATAGATTTCCTTCATTCGTCGCATATGACGATAGGCCTGTGCTTCGCTGATTTCATAAAGCTCTCTGATATCTTTATTGCTATAAAAGAGTTTTTCCATATGCTCATTCTTTAAAATAAACTTTCTTGTTCAAATGCCAGCTGATCAAAGTTATCAGATAGCTTTATACCGAACTGCAAAGATACCTTCTTAAACTCAGTGGCTATTTCTTTTGGTGACTTCCCTAAGTCTTTCATCACTGTTCTTTGAATCCTCTGATAGCTGGCCAACGCTTCTAATGGAATATCTTTGAAATCCGGAACATGTATTCCGGGCATCGCATAATAGCCGTTTGCTCTTACGCTTGGGACTATTTCATCAAATATCCAACTTGCATACTTTTTAGCCTTGATCTGAATTTCTTTGTTTCTACTTTGCTTAGATGCTGATACAATCAGGCGATGTACATTTCCCTCTGTAATAAATTTCGCTTCCTGCTTTCTGCCTAATGAATCTGTGAGGGAACAAGTTGTTACCCCATCTTCTTCACAATGATCTGTAACAGCCTTTTTAGGATTTGAATATCCTAACGCCTTAGCAACATCACTTCCGCAAAAATAAGGCTTACCATCAATAATTGTTGTTCGTACTTCGCCGAACTCGTCGTTTTTAAAAATTTGTAATTCTGCCATTTCTAGGCCTCCTTTCTATGTATTGAATTCACCACATAATTTGTTGACAAAGTAAATCTGTCCTTTTCCGGTAATCTTTGTTGTTTTAGTGATTCTCACACTGCCATCCGGATTGTTGACTGTCCGCTCTTTAATTTCCATGAGGCCTAAATCCATAGACTTCTGTGTTGGCATGTTGTAATTCTCACCTTTTGAGCAAAGATATCCTTCCTCTCTCATCCAAGCGAATAATCTATTCTGTCCCATGTCACGACCATTCTGCTTTATGAGCTTAGCTAATTGTCCAATCAAAATACTATCGTCACTTGTTTTAACAGCACTTGCGAACAATGCCAGAGGTTTCATTTCTTTGTTTTCTGTTCTCAATGTCTGTAGTTCTCTTTGTGACATTTGCAGAGCTCTTGCCATAACTTTCTGTGGACTGTTCCAATCGTCTTCAATTTGGATGAAATACTGTCTTGCCAGCTTACCTTTTTCGTTACGCTGAATCATAGCGATTTCTTTCGCCATTTCGATAGTAATCTGATAATCAGTAGCCGGTCGACCTCCTGTACTTTCTTCCAAAAATGGAACAAAGTCTTTTGCTTCCTCAAATCCATATTCGCACATACGTCTGAACCATGTTGTGAAATTACTTTCAATCTCCAAGAATCCATGTAAATCTCTTGCCAGTACCGTTATACGGTCGTTGTCGTGTTGTACTTTGATTAGTTCTTCCATTCAATACCTCCTATGCTTCGCATTTCTCTTCTTTTGTTAAAATCTCATCGTCACACGTTATGCAAACTTCTTTTTTCCAAAAATCTTCATACAGCTTCGAAAATGCTTTAGCCGCAGCTATTCCATCCAAAAATAATTCCTCTGTTATTCCTATCTCCTTGAATAACGGAGTTCTGCATAATTTAGCTGCTGCAGCTTCGTTCACTTTCAGATATCTTCTGAAATCGTCCATCACTTCCTTAACGTTTTCTGTACTGATGCTTGGGGTGTATAGCATTTCACATACCTCCTATTTGAAAATATCTTTGAGTTCAAAATCCTCATACTCATCATTATCCATTTCCTTTAAATGGACCTTTACCGTAGGATGGAGCTGTTTGAAATATTTGTTATAAATAACACTCATTTCATTGAGCATATTACTAGCGGCCCGAAACTCTTCATCTGTGAAATTGCAGAATAGCTTCTGAATTTTATTTCGATCATCGCTATCGAAGAAGTTATATACCTCACCTCTATAACGGTAATCATTCTTCCTTTCTCTGTATCTAGGCAAATCTCTTGTAAGCTCCTTCGCCATTTTTATGAACAACTCCCAAACACCAGTAGTTGATCTGTCATATTCAAACCTACCATTGAGATAATCAGCGTACACTCCAGTGATAGGTGCATCAACGATTGTTCTACGTATTGAAGTTTTATTGAGCTGCTTATCGTCATAATTGTCTATCTGTCGCTGCAACGCTTCGATTTGCTGCTTCATGTTTTCATATTCTTCTCTTGTGATTTCCATTTTCTCACTTCCTTTCCTGCAGTTATTGCCGTTATGCAACATCCCTCTTTAATTTGTGTTTGATCATCCACTTTTCAAGCTTTGCTGTTTCAATTAGCCATTTACCTCTCGGTGATGTCCTTCTAGCTGGAAAGTCTTTTATATGAACCCAATCGTTTAAAACTTCTCTGCTGTACCCTAAGTTGACTAATTCAGTGATTGACATAAGCGGCTTATTATACTCCATGTTTCTGTACCTCCTAAAGTAAATCCTTGATGTCAACTTCAAAGTATTTGGCTAAGATTTCAAGCTTATCAGCTTTTGGTTTACACCGCCCAGTTTTCCAACTACTAATGGTAGCTTGGCCAATACCGGTTTCTTTTGAGAGCTGATAAGCGGATATTTTTTTTTGTTTCATCAGCTTCTCTATTTTTTTATACAAAATCACACCTCCTCTCTTGCATTACTCAACAAATGTGATATACTAATGTTGAAAAAGTAAAAAATAGTATATATTTCCGTGGCAGGATTTCAAATACTATGCATTTGTTGAATACACCTGTAGTATACTATTCGTTTTGGTGTATGTCAATGCTTTTTACTATGAATTTGTTGAATACACTAAAAAGGAGATTTATTATGTATGAAAGATATGAAAAAATCCTAGCTGAAAAAGGATTAACTTCTTATCAAGTGTCCAAGGCTACAGGAGTATCTCAAGCTGTATTAAGCAGTTGGAAGGTTAAAAGGAGTAAGCCGAAATTTATCAGTTTAAAAAAAATTGCCGATTTTTTAGGAGTATCTATTGAGTATTTAATGGGAGAATCCGATGAAAAAATAGAAAAACCAGAAAAAAAAGATCATATGGTACAAATGCCTTTATACTCGCAAATATGTTGTGGGAACGGTGGATTTGTTGATGATGATATTATTGATTATATTTCTTTGCCCGATACCATCCTGAACCCGCATAAAGAATACTTTGCACAGTACGCTAAAGGTGACAGTATGGATGGCGCTAATATACATGATGGTGATTTGCTAATATTTGAGAAAACTAATTTATTAGAAAATAGCCAAATAGGGTGCTTTTGCGTTGATAATAATGATGCTATGTGCAAAAAATTTTACAAGACAGGCTCTGGAATCATCATGTTGCAGCCCGCCAACGATAAATACGATCCAATAGCTGTAACTGTAGAAAACCAATGTTTTCGGATACTCGGTAAATTAGCTATCGTTATAAACAAAAGGTGAAAGCATCAATAAATGTTTACATTAAAGCTATGGAGGAACGGATATGAATATACTTGAAAAACTAGTCAAAGCAAAAAGAATGCCTGTTTTGTTCATAGGTTCTGGCATACCTAAACGATACTTATATAAATTTCCAAGCTGGGATGAATTGCTACAAGGCTCATTCAAAGTAATCAATAAAGACCCTTTCTATTATTCTATGAATAAAGATGAACTACAAAGGCAAGGGAAAAGTGATTTTGAGATTTACAAAGCATTAGGGACTAGAATTGAAAATGAGTTCAATCGTGCATTTTTTGAAAGAAGAGTGAAAATAGGAACCTCAAAAAATCCCAGTTGGGTAAAAAGGGGGACATCACCTTATAAAATGTACATCAAGTATAGATTCAAAAACATGAAAATGAATAGAAATTCTGCTTTAAAAGAAGAACTAAATTGTCTTTCGCTTTTAAAGAATAAAATTTCTGCAGTTATAACTACAAATTATGACACCTTTATAGAAAATTATATCTTGGGAAATGACTATACTGTTTTTAAACGGCAACACGAGATGTTTTCTCTAAATAGTTATAATACTTGTGAATTATATAAAATTCACGGTAGTATCACAGATGCAGATACTATTATTATTTCTGAAAAGGACTATGATAAATTTGATAAGAGCCGAAAACTATTTATTGCAAAAATGTTAACCTTATTTTCAGAATCTCCAATAATATTTTTAGGGTATTCATTTACGGATGAAAACATTAGATCAATAGTATGCGATTTTCTTGATTGTTTAAGCCCTTCTGACCTTTCAACAATCGCCGATCATTTCATATTCATTACATATAAAAAGGGAGAGAAAAGTCTTATTGAAGTGAGCAGAGTAATTTCTACAGAAGATGGTCATAATATCCCAATAACTGAAATTCAAACAGATAACTTCTTAGAAGTTTTTAACATATTAAATTCTTTAGATGTAGGAATAACGCCAAAAAGAATACGTGAAGTAAAAAGGTATGTTAGACGTATTGTAAATAACTCTGTATTGACAGGTGATTCCAACAATATTATTATGGGGATCGATAACATTCCTGATTCACTCGAGGATAAGAATCTTGCTATAGCAATAGGATACAAAGAAGATATTATAAATTCCCTCGGATACACAATTTTCCCAGATTACCTTCTATTTGAGGATGTATTATTTGATAATAAAAAATTCAATAGTAAAAATATTTGTTTAAATA